GCTTTACGAAGAAAGAATGACCGGTGCAGTAGGAATAACAGATGAGTGTCACATTATAGGAATAGCTGGTCATTGTGGTGATGACTGTTGGTTATATAAAGAGGGAAAATGTCCAGAGCAAGATGAATGTGATGAACATTCCGTAGATTTTGTGAAGGAGGATGAGCGATGACACCTGACATCAAACCAGGCGACATCGTAGAATGGACGAGCCAGTCCGCTGGCACATGGAAAACGAAGCGAGGAAAAGTGATTGCAATTGTTCCAGCAGGAAAGTCGGCATTTGCGCATATCCCATCTGGGACACCGAAGTCGAGGGTAAAAGGCGACATGGATATTTCTGTTGTGGACCGGTTGGTTGTCGAGGTTCCGCGAGCAAACAGAAGAGGGGTCGACTATTACACGCCACGGGTAAAGCACGTGAGGAAGGTGGAAGAGTATTGAACACTACCGTCTACAAGCAAATTGATATTGACGCAAATGCATGGGAATGCCAGCAATGTAAAGAGGCATGGTGCCTGGAGGATGGTTCGCCAAAAGAAAACAGGATGAACTACTGTCCGTTTTGTGGAGTGAAGATTGAAGGGGAAATTTTCGCTGAAGACGACGCAGAGATGTTCACCACCAATTGCGACTGGTGCGGGGCATTAATACGGTGCGACGGTGAGGATTTTTTCCTTGAGCCGCCGGAAGTAGATTATCCGGTGGTTGTGTGTGAGGAATGCTATACGAAGCATTGCGAGAGGATGGAGAGAGAAGAAAAAATCCCCGGCTGAACACCGGGGAAATGGCTGCCACTCACTACCAGTATAGCACATACGGGGGTGAGTGGGGTGGATAAGAAGGAGATTGAGTGGACGTTGCATAACTACCACTGGATGATTAAAGAGATACAACGATTGAGGGAATATTTGGCCGAATACGGAGAAGGTGTGGCCATAAAAATAGATGGGCTACCGAAAGGCAAAGGAAAACCGGGTGATCCGCTGTTTATGGAGGTAGCAAGGCGGGAACGGTATGCAAAGCGGCTGACTCACTTGGAGAAGAAAGTACGTTACATCCAAGATCGCATTGATGTGATCACTGACGACAGAGAGAGGACGGTACTGGATTGCTTATTAGACGGTCTAACCGTCGTTGAAATATCTCATCATATGCGCCTGTCCAGGAAGCACGTGCATCGCATCAAAGAGGACATTGTGCGAAAGATGGCTGAGGCGGTGCCGGTGGCGAATTGACCGATGATGGACAAAGGAGATTGATAGAGATGGAACGACAATACCTAACTTGGCAGGAAGCAGTTAAGGCCGCCCAAGAAGGAAAGAAGCTTCTCTTCCATTACAACGGCAAGGCCGTACCGGTGGACAAGGATACCACTATTCAGTCGCTTCAATGGGAACATTTCGACATTCTTTTGAGTTGGAATGATATCTTCAGTGGAAAATTTTCAATCGTGGAAGGCGAATAAAACTTCAAGAGGACAAAATGTCCCAAATGTCCCCGATGTCCCAAATGTCCCAGATGTCCCATATGTCCCGTATGTCTCAGATGTCCCACTTTTTGACAAACATTGAGGCAGGTTTCTAAAATGGGAGGTAGGTCGGGGCGGCAAACGTTCCGGCCTTTCGTTTTGGGGGTATGTAACGTGAATCTTCAAGAAGTAGTTAAGGCGGAAATTGAACGATTGGTACAAGAAGAAGAGCGAGTAAACAAAGAGCACGAGCGCATTGCAAAAGAGATTGAGCAACACAAAAAAGAAATGCATGAGCGCGGACGACGGCGACGACTGCTGTAGAAGGAAAATTCCCACAACAATGGGCGAGTATTTGAGCGACGAAGCTGTTGCAAAAACGTACAAAGAAATATTCAAAGCGGTGAACTATCCGCTTGATTGACCGGGCGCCTACAGGCGCTTTTTCTTTTGCCATTTTAGCGCGTGAGGTGGTGGTTTATGTGAAGCTGACACCGAAACAACAACGGTTTGCGGACGAGTGGTTAATTGACATGAACGGCACGGCGGCCGCAATTCGGGCCGGTTATTCGGTTAAATCGGCCGAAGTGACGGCATCGAAGTTGCTAAGAAATCCCAAGGTTCGCGCGTACATTGACGAGCGAATGGCCGAACACAGCCGCCGGACCGGTGTTACCCAAGAGCGCATCATCCGCGAGCTTGCCCGCATCGCCTTTTTGGACCCGACGAAGTTGGTCAATATGGACACGGCCGAATTGCTTGACGATGCGTCGGAGGATGACCGGGCGGCCATTGCTGCTATCAAGGTGAAAACCATCAGCGGCGACATGGAGATGGTCGAGCGAGAAGTCCGGTTTGCGGATAAAATCAAAGCCTTAGAGCTGCTCGGCAAACGGTTCGGCATGTGGATTGATAAGCAGCAGGTTGACGTCCAGGGCGCCGTACAAATCATCGACGACGTGCCGGCTGGTGAAGACGAATGAGCGCCGTTGCAAGCGCTGTGAGGCTGACCAATCTCATTGCGCCGTCTTTTTATCAGGTGCACCACGCCGTCAAGCGAGGGGATGCAACGCACTTCCTTCTGTCCGGCGGCCGTGGCTCTACGAAATCATCGTTCGTGGCCGTTGAAATTATCGTCGGCATGATGCGTGACTCACAAGCAAACGCTGTAGCGCTGAGGAAAGTCAAGGAAACGATTCGCGAAAGCGTTTATGAGCAGTTACTTTGGGCGATTGAAAAACTCGGCGTCTCGCATTTATGGCAAGCTAGTGTATCGCCAATGCGGATTACTTATCTACCGACCGGACAAGCTGTTATTTTCCGCGGCGCCGATAACCCGCGCAAGGTGAAATCCGGGAAGCTGCGGCACGGGTATGTGAAATACATTTGGTACGAAGAGGCCGACGAGTTCACGCTTGAGGACATCCGCACGATCAATCAAACATTCATGCGCGGCGGCGACAGCTTCCGCGTTTTTTACACTTACAACCCGCCAAGGAGCCGCAAGGCGTGGGTGCACGAGTACAAAAACAACCCGCCGGCTGGCTGGTTTGTCCATCATAGCACGTACTTGACTGTTCCCAGGGAGTGGCTTGGGGAGCAGTTTTTTATTGAGGCAGAGACGTTGAAGCAGCGCAACGAGCTGGCATATCGGCATGAATATTTGGGTGAAGACGTCGGCACTGGTGGCGAGGTATTCAAGAATCTTACAATTCGTCGAATCAGCGACGACGAAATCAAGACGTTTGACCGCATCAAACGGGGGTTGGACTTTGGCTTTGCGGCCCATCCCACGCATTACGCCGTGATGCACTTCGACAAAACACGGCGCCGGTTGTTCATCTTCTATGAGATTCACAAGGTTGGGATGAGTAACCGGGCGCTGGCTGAGGCGATCAAGGCTGAGAACAAAAACAATAGCCCGGTGATTGCTGATAGCGCCGAACCGAGGACAATCAACGAGTTGCGCAACATGGGGATAAACATCCGGGGAGCTAAAAAAGGACCTGACAGCGTGGAGCACGGTATCAAGTTCCTGCAGGATTTGGACGAAATCATCATCGATCCAGTGCGTTGCCCGAATACGGCTCGGGAGTTCGAGGGATATGAGCTTGAGCCGGATGGAAACGGCGGCTGGAAAGAAGGCTATCCGGATAAGGATAACCACTCCATAGACGCCGTGAGATATGCGCTTGAGAGCGAAATTCGCGGCCCAGCGGTAAGTTTTGATTGAAGGAGGTGAGAATGTGCCTCAGACGATGCAGGAGCTGATTGAGATCATCGAAGCCGGTGCCAAATCGGCCATGACGCTGGAGGAAATCATCAAGCTGGAAGTTGACGAATGGCTAAACTCCCAAGAGCGCCAGTGGATGCTCATAGGTCAAAGGTACTACGTTGGCGAAACGGACATACTTGGCCGGAAACGGACGGCCATCGGCGAGGATGGAGAGCTTGTCGAAGTCAAAAACCTTGCCAACAACAAGCTGGTCCACAACTTTGTCCGGAAGCTCGTGGACCAGAAAGTTGGCTACCTGCTGGGGCTTCCGTTGACGGTGCAGACAAACAACAAAGAGTACCAAGAGCTGCTGAACGAGATATTTGACAAGCAGTTCATGCGCACGCTCAAAAACCTTGGCAAAGAGGCAGTCAACAAAGGAAAAGCATGGCTGCATGTGTATTAC